GCCACTATCGAAACTCTGCGTGATGACGTTGCTACTGGCAAGCGTCGGCTGCAGCTCAACGCCACCTGTAAACCCAACCCCACCACCTCCGGCAGCCTGGGCGATGCTTCCACCCCCGGACTTACAGCAGATGCTGAACGGGATTATTGGCGTCTCCGAGACGGAATCAACACCATCACCGGCCAAGTGAAGTATCTGCAGGACTACATCCGGCAGCAGTGCCTTAAATGATTCGTCACCCATATTAAGACAAATAGAGCCTGACTTCGGCCGGGCTTTTTTTTGTACCCGCAGCAAACCTACCGCGCATCTCACGCGCAATTTAAACGAGAGCCTTTCAGTAAGCGAGCCTGAGAACAGCCGTTATAGGTAGCGACCTCTCTCGGGCGGCTTTTCTGTGAGACAGGCTCACTTTCTAAAAGGTAAAACGCAATGACTGGTCTGATTTCAGTAGGCGCTGAAGTGTCCATGAGTAGCCTGGACTTCCTGAATAGCATTATTAATCCTGCTCGCATCGAGTATGGACAGCCAGAGGTAGAGAATCGGCATTTCATTTCTCGAGTTGAAGATGAGATCGACGATTTAGGGGTCGAGGAAACATTTTACGCGACCACTTCGCAAGGTGCTCGCAGGGCAGTAAAGGGCTATATGCTCAGCATGGAGCAAATGACCTTAATTGGCATGCGAGAGTCAAAAGCGGTGCGGCGGTCTGTGCTGGCAAAGCTAAAGGTGATGCATGGGCCGCAAATCCCTCAGACATTGCCGGAAGCATTGAGGCTTGCTGCTGACCTCGCAGAGCAAAAAGCTGACCTTGAAAATAAGTTAGCCATAGCCGCTCCTAAAGCTGAGTTTGTAGATCACTACGTCGAAGCATCCGGCTCTCTTGGATTCCGTGAGGCCGCGAAGTTACTCAAAGTGAAAGAAACGGACTTCCGCTTGTTCCTGCTTGATCACGACATCATGTACAAATTGGCCGGGAAGCTAACACCTTACTCACAACATCTTGATGCTGGTCGGTTCACGATGAAGACTGGCGAGAATCATCATAACGGACACGCTTTCACGCAGGTTAAGTTTACCACAAAGGGCATTCAGTGGATCGCTGGGCAACTGATGGCTCATAACATGAAGGGCGCGGCATAGCTGCTGTGCATTAGCATTGCGAGAGTCACTTTCACAACGGCTCTTGATCACCAAAGCGTCGTCCTGTCGCTGTCTCTCGATCTTAACGAAGACCACGCCGCCATTGCGGACCATCCTCCGTGCGAGTGGATAGAGAGAATCAAAAACAGGAAATACCGCGATTTTCCCGCTTCATACCGTATTCATTACTGCGGGGTTTGCGCACATAGCGGCTTTCTGCGCCGTGGTAGAAGAAGCAGATAACCCTCCGTCAATATTCAGGTGCTTGCATGAAAAAATTCCTAAGCTCGGTATTTGCTACCGTAGTAGTTCATTCCATTTTGCTCTTACTGGTGTTGTCAGTTGCCACTGAGAATGAAAGTCTGGCATCAATTGCCATCAGCGTTAACTGGGTGCTGGTCTTGCTTGCCTGGTTACTCACTATCGCGGTGCTAATTATGTCGTTCGCATTGGTAGATCGGTCGTGGGGAGGTGACAAAGAAAGCATCTTTAAAATCCTTAGCGAACTGACAAAAAAGAAAGGCATCATCCGCAGGATTTACGGGTGGATTACTTTTGCATCTGCACTTTGCCTAATGGCATATGCAGGGTGGGTTGTTAGCGCAGTAGTTTACGGACTCACCGCTTTCATCTTCTCGGTAAGCGCGTCAATCGCACGCGATAAGATAGATGCCTATCAGGCAGCATAAGCATTACAGAAGCTCTTCACTGAGGGGCTTCGATAATGACAAGCAGAGGTATCACCATGCGACTTACCGTACTTGACGACGATCCCGGCATCAAAATTAACCCTGGTCGTGAGCGAATCACTGTTTACCTTGATGATGTTGAGGTGAGTCGATGCTTAACCGCTGACGATGAGAAGGGTGAGGTCATCGTTATTGCCACAACCAATGATGGGCAACCACTCATTGAGGATGGCGAGTTGGTGCATAAAACCCTTCACGGAAAAGTAAGGATTGAAAGACATGGCGGCTACCTTGCAACTAGAAATCAAAACACGGTGGTGGGTGAAGCTTTATATCAGGACACTCACATTATTCTGCCTAACCACACGACAAGAACCTGATTACGACAAGGTCGCAGGCTTTATTGTTCGCCATGGCATCAGCAAGAAGGTGAAAACATGCCCGACATCTACCAAATCACGCTAACCACCCAAACAGGCGAAAGCTTCACGGGCAAGATGTCACGCCGTCAGCCTGAGCTGGTTAATGGCTTTGTGCCGCTGGCGACAGAAACGGGCGAGTGGCTGTATTTCGCTCCGGCCGATGTGAAGCGCGTGCATTTCGCGCCAGTACCGGCAGAGCAGACCGAACAAACAACGGAGTAACGAATGAGCAAACCAGATTGGGAGGCCATTGAATCGGCTTACCGGGCTGGTTCATTGTCAGTAAGGGCCATCGGTGAAAAGCATGGCGTTAACCACGCCACCATCCTGAAGAGAGCTAACAAAGAGGGATGGCAGCGCGACCTGACAGAAAAGGTCAGAGCGGCAACGAAAGCCAAGGTAACCAAGTCGGTAACCAAAGACGGTAACCAGTCACCAGTGGTTACTGATGAGCAGATTATTGACCAGGCATCCGATGAGGCGGCCGCTGTAGTCATGGCTCACCGTGAAGGTCTGGCTGCATGGCGCGGCATCACCAATAAGCTGCGCGACTTCCTCGAGGATGCAGAAATCACAGAAGACAATCACGCCTCAATGTCTCGTTCGATCACTGCCGGTGTTGATGCTCAAATTAAAGTGATAAACGCTGAGCGCAAGGCGTATAACCTCGACACCGAGGAAGGAAATAAGACGGTTGATGACCTGTCTAATCTGATGGATTCACTGTCTCAGGGGGCTTAATGAGAACCGGTAAGATTTATCAATTCACTTGCACCGAAAATGGTAAGCGTTATGTCGGTTCAACTGTGAGATCGGAAAAGCAAAGGCGCAGTGAGCACCTCCACCTGTTAAGAAATGGGAAACATCACTCCCGTCATTTTCAACGCTGCTTCGATAAGTACGGAGAGGAGTCATTCGTCTTCGAGGTTATTGAAATTGTCGATGATTTGAATTTTATGTTGTGCCGGGAGCAATTTCATATCTGGCGAGTCGGCCCAGGGCTTCTTAATGCGGTAGATGTTTCGGACTCAGCCCTCGCAGCTGCAAAAGCTAACACTGGCAGGGTTCAGGGTCGTGAAGAAAGGTTGGCAAGGTCACTGTCTCAACGTGAAGCCATCGCGAAAGGGACAAGGAAAAAGAATGAGTGGTCTAAAGAACAGAGATTGGCTCATTCAGAAAGACTTACTGGTCGATTTATGCCGCCTGTTTCAGAGAAAACCAGGCAGAAAATTAGCAAAGCATTATGCGGCAGGCCTGTTTCAATAAATGGGGTGAAAGCATCAGTTGCTGCCAGAACGTCTTTCATCAATGAAGAGGTTTCGCTATGGCTAAAAATGCGGGAATCAGGGATGAGCTATAGGCAAATAGAAAAGGAAACCGGACGCTCTCGCGATGTTGTGTCCAGAGAGTGTAAGAGGGTTCGCGAGCATGAAAGCAGAGCATCTTGCGCTACTGAGCGATAAAGATTTCCGATTAAATAATCTCTACTGGATCACCGACAAAGAAGGCAAGCCGACCCGGTTCAGGATGACCCCTGAGCAACGCGAATACTTCGAGGGGATCCACACCCGCAACATTATTCTGAAGGCTCGCCAGCTCGGTTTCACGACAGAGGTGTGCATCATTCAGCTGGATGCAGCGCTGTTCGAGTCGGCCAAGTGCGCATTGATAGCCCACACGTTGAACGACGCAAAGCGCCTGTTCCGCGAAAAGGTGAAGTACGCATACGATAATCTTCCTGACGAAATCAAAGCCGCCAACCCGGCTAGCAATGACTCGGCTGGCGAACTGGTATTCAAGAAGGGCGGATCACTCTACGTAAGCACGTCATTTCGTGGCGGCACACTGCGTTACCTGCACGTTTCGGAGTTCGGGAAGATATGCGCCAAGTATCCAGACAAAGCCCGTGAGATTGTCACAGGTGCGTTTGAGGCGGTATCGACCGGTTGCTTCGCGACGATTGAAAGCACAGCAGAAGGCCGGGCCGGTTATTTCTTCGATTATTGCCAGACAGCTGAGAAAGCTCAGTTGCAGGGCAAACCTCTATCACCGCTGGACTGGAAGTTTTTCTTCTTCTCATGGTGGAAGAACCCGCAGTACGCAATCGACCCGGTTGAATCTCTGCCGGTGCGCCTGCTTGAATACTTCGCAGAGATGGAGGCGAAGCACGGCGTCGTCGTCAACGACCGCCAGAAAGCCTGGTACTACGCCAAAGAGAAAACGCTCGGCGACGACATGAAGCGCGAATACCCGACCATTCCGGCCGAGGCATTCCAGCAGTCGGTCGAAGGTGCGTATTACGCCAAACAATTCCGCTGGCTCTACACCAACAAGCGGATCGGCCAAATCCCGGATAACTCACACCTCCCGGTTCACACGTTCTGGGATATTGGTGTGGGCGACTCCACGGCCATCTGGTTCGTTCGTGAAGTGGGCGAAGAGTTCCACGTCATCGACTACTACGAAAACTCAGGCGAAGGTCTCCGTCACTACATGAAGGTGCTGAAAGACCGTGGCTATGAATACGGGGAACACTGGGGGCCGCACGACATCGATAACCGTGAATTCGGTTCTGATGCCAAATCGCGCCGGGAACTCGCCCGGGAAGGTTACGAAATCGATGGACAGACATACTCCATGACATTCCGGGTCGTTCCGAAAGTAGGGGTCGATACCGGCATTGAGTCGGTGCGCGAAATACTCCCATTCTGCGTCTTTGACGAAGAGAAATGCTCTGAGGGGATCTCTCATCTCGAAGGATACCGCAAGGAGTGGGACGACAAGCGCGGCTGCTGGAAAGATAAACCGCTTCATGACTTCACATCACACGGCGCTGACGGCTTCCGTTACTTTGCAGTAGCGAAGAACAACCACAAACAAGTCGGTTTCGTTTACTTCTAAGGAGCATCGCCAGTGAGCGAACAATCTAACAGCCTGGAAATGGCTGTGAACAATCTCGCCACTGAAATGCGGCGAAATACCTACCTCCGGGCGATAGGCATCGGTGGAAGTAACACCAAGCGTCCGCATCTGTACGAAGAATTTGGTTATCCGAAGCAAATCCTGTTCCGTGACTTCTACGAAACCTACCGTCGAAATGCGGCAGCTTTTGCTGCGGTGCATCGCCTGCTTGATGGTTGCTGGCAGGACATCCCAGATATTGTTGATGGAGATGCCAGTAAGCAGTCGAAGAAGACCACCAAGTGGGAGAAGTCAGTTGCGAAACTGATGAAAAAGCAGTGGGCAAAGCTCAAAGATGCCGATCGCCGAAACATGGTAGGACGTTATTCAGCGTTGCTTATCCAGCTTAATGACTCCACTGCATGGAGCGAGACGGTTAATGAGTCGACGGTGAAGGCGCAGGGAGAGCTAGCGCTGATTAAGCTGATCCCCGTTTGGGAGCCGCAACTAACCGTTGCTGAGTGGGACGACAACATCAACTCCAAAACCTACGGCATGCCGAAGATGTACAACTTCAGCGAGCAGCCGGTTGGGAATGAAGATGTGCATGGCCCGGCGCGTTATGAGCGGGTACACCCCGACAGGGTAATCATCTTCTGCGAAGGCGCTGAGGATGACGATATCTTCTCAGGCATTCCATTGCTTGAGGCTGGGTACAACAAAGCTCAGGACCTCGAAAAAGTATCTGGTGGCGCTGCGGAGGGCTTCCTCAAAAACGCATCACGACAGATTGGTGTTGAGTTCGACAAAGACACCAACATGCAAACCCTCGACGACATGGCGAAGAAGTCAGGCTACAAAGACCTCGGCGAAGCGATGGGCGACAAGGTCAGCAAGCTTAATCGCGGCACTGATGCGGCGGCGGTCATGCAGGCGGGGCGGTTAAACGTCCTCTCTGTCACCCCTGGCGACCCGGGGCCAACATGGAATGTCACGGCTAACGAGTTTGCTGCTTCAATTCAGATCCCCTTCACCATCCTGTTTGGTCAGCAGACCGGAAGACTGGCTAGCGATGAGGATAAGCAAGATTGGGCGATCCGCAGAAATCAGCGGCGGAACACCTTCTTGTCCGACCGCATCACTGCACTGATTGAGCGCTTCTGGACTATCGGCATCATCGAGCCACCGAAGTCTGGTGAGATTACAGTGTCATGGCCGGACCTGCTTGCACCAAGCGAGAAGGATAAGATTGCCAACATGGCATCAATGGCAGACGTTGCTTACAAAACTCAACAGGCATACGGAACCCCAGCAATTGAGCCGAATGAGGTTCGTGAGGTTGGCGAGCTGGAGCCACTTCCTGACGCTGAGAATGAGCGAGCAAGGCCAACAGAAGCGGAGGCTGGTAATCCATTAGATGGCGACACAACAAGCGAAGATGCCGCTTCTACCACGCAACCAAAAGGATCCGACGCAGAGCAGTAAAGCTGTCAACCGGATGCAGCGTGATATCGAAGAGCGTTATTACGGCA